CTAGGGCGTCAAGCTTAGCTCTGCGTAACTCATGTATTCTATTAGTAAAGTTAATTAAGTCATCTTCTGCTGAGATGTCTGAACCCAACTCGTTGACCATGTCTGAGATTTCTGATTCAAAACCACGGGCTGAGTGCCTAGCTACATTCCTTCGTGCCTTAGCTTGTGCATAAGGATTGAGGGCTATTAGCTGTGGGTTAGTTTCAGTAGCATCTCGCCAAGCTTTCATACTCGCTAAGCGATCTTCATTGCCATCAGCATCCATAACAGAGGGCATGGCTAGTATATCCTTAGATATATTATCAGCTTCTACAGCTTGTGCCTCAGCCTTGTCTTGTATCTTCTGCTTAGCTATCTTTGTTACATTAGGTTCAATTATATTAAGTGTCTCTGCAAGTCGCTCTAAGTGAGACTTAGGTAGCTTGCGTTGCGTTAACGCTGTACTAACTATAGGTGCTCTGACTTCTTGAATGTCAGCACCTTCGTCTAGCCTTTGTTCTGGCATGTTGTCTCCTTAGTTTCTCAAGACCGTACCTGTACCTACAGGGATAGTCTTTGGTGAAAGTGAATCCACTAATGTTGCAGGTCCACCAGCTGCTTTAGCTTGGGTTGCTTTAGACATCACTAATGTTTGAGCTACGTTAGCACCGACACCAATAGCTGCCCCTAGGACACTAGGTTTGTTTATGGGTTGATTGATTTCATTTAATTGATTAAAGTGTTGAGCGTTAAGACCACGAAGCTGTGCAAGCTCAGAAGCATTGACAGACTCTGAGCGGGCATCTAAGCGTACTTGTTTACGATCTACCTGTTGAGATAGGTCATCTAATACACGTTGAGCTGAGGCACCTGCTTGGCCTTTGTCTGACATCTGGACCATACTTGAAGCCATCATACGTTGAGCTTCACGGTTAGCATCAAATTTAGCCCTCGCTATCTCTTCTTGTGATTGCTGAGTCTGAACCTTAATGGCTGCTTCTTGTTGTAATGTAGATTGTATCAGCGATTCTGATGCAGCGTTCTGCTGGATCTCTTGTACATTGGCAGCACTGTCAGCTGCAACAAAGTTTGTTACACCCTGAGCTACCTGAAAACCTGCTAGACCTTCTAGACCTTCTGTTGAGCACATTTAGGGACTCCTTTATGGAAATAGTTATATAATGTATTATTATGACTGACTGTATTACCTATGGTAAATCCCATATGCTTCAGCCATCGGATATGTAATGGATTGCCTTGCCAGACGAGGTTCTCTAAGACACCATAGGTTTTTAACCATGTGGCTATTGTCTTAGCTGACTCCTTGAGGAGGTGCCTCTTGTGGTTTATCAATTGGTCTGTTCCAACTGCCCACACGAGGCCATTACCTTCATGAGGTACAACTCCACCTATAAAGTAGGGTATCTCATTATAGACACCTACATGCATGTGAGCTGACTTCTCGAAGCCCCTCAATATGAGAGACTTGTAGTCCTTCTTATCGAGACTCAACTCGGCACGGTCGGCCTCTCTTAAGTTATCTGCAATATATTCAGCGTCCTTAAGGGAGGCTCCTCGTGCTTCGTACATAGTTATCCTTTATGTGATCCTGCTTCAACGTGCCATTCGATATTAACAAATGTCGCTGGATATATGTTATTGGAAGTGAACTCTAGATCGAGGTCACGGTATATAGCACCTATCTTAGTTTCATAGGCATCTGTCTCAATTGCCACCACGTTATAGAGTGATGTATTACCTTCAGTTGCTATCATTGAGTCTGTAGAGCTGTCTCTACCGAAGCTTGTTAAAGTAGACTCATAACGATGTGTCCTGTCATGGTAGAGAAATACTGATTGTAACTGTAGATTATTTATGACATGAAGTATAGCCTTACCATTCTCATCCTTCAAGACTGGCTTAGAGGGTTTCCATGAGTACTCAGGGACCATACCTACGGAGAAGTTTGAAGCCTCTGCAGTTGTCACTGTAGTACCTACCACAGATATAACATCGATCTCTTCAGTCTCTCCTGTAATTGGATCATGACGAACCACCTGAGGGAAGGCTGTAGGTGAGCAATAATCATAATCAAACTCATAGTTCGGACCTGAAGGAGTTATCGTTAGATCTGCATCCTCTTGGCGATAATCAAGGAGGTATCTATAGTTAAGCATTGGTTCATGTAATGCTGGGCTATTGTCAATCTTAGTTATAATCACTGAGTCATCTGAAGTGTTTCTTATAGTTACGTATATCTTATCATCAAAGAAGTGAGCACCCATGATATGATTGAGGTCAAGCCCTGATGAGTTAAGACTCCACTTATGCCAAGCATTCTGAACTTTCTCAGCTCCTTGGTGTAGTGTGTTGTTCACATATAAGAGACCTGTGTCAGTCTCACCTGTCCAGAACAGAGAAGTACGTGAGGCTGTATGAGCCACCATCCCTGCAATACGACCTGTTATATATCTAGGTATGTGAAGTGTTACATCATTAGCTGTAAATATGTCGGCATCTAACCTTTGAAATTCCATCACCCTTGAACTTACATCAGTCTCAGGGGATGAGAATAAGATAGACCTTGCAGTTGTCACTGGAAGTACATCTGTATCTGACTCGTAGCCTGATAGATGGTTAAGCGTTGCTGTTTCTGGCGTTGGTGCTGATGATAACTCAAATTGAGCGTCTTTAGAGAATACTAAGAGACTATTGTCTGAGGATATAGCACGCTTTAATATATTTACTGCCGCTGAGTCGGCCTGAACAGCTATAGGGTCTGTGTCGAGTACGTCGAGTACTGTTGTGGGATATAGATTAAAAGGTTCGTTAAGCTCTGAGAGTGCGAGGGTCTCATCTGCAAGGAACCCTAAGCGGTTCTTATAGAAGAAGACATCAGCTATCTTAGAGCCATCGGGAAGGGCTGAGGGTGCTGAATCAACATCACCATACGCTCTTGAGGCCCATATAGTACCACTTGATTCAAACTGTTCGAGCAAGAAGGCAAAACCTCTAGCTGCTGTGAAGTCAGATCTATCAAGGATAAGTCTTACAGGGAACGTACCACCTGATACAACTATGGCTGGAGAGTTATGGGTACTTAATACTGTTTCTGTCCAGACACCTTTAGCTAGATCCCTAAAGTATAAGCCCCCCGGATCTTCGGCAGTAAACGCAACATAGTACTCAATGAAGTCATTCTCATCAGATCCTGTTACCTTTATAGGGTAATCAAAGGTGCCCCATACGTTAGGGAGGTCTGTGAACTCAACAACTTCACGGTTTATAGCTACAATACCTTTATCATTACCTACAGGATCAACATCAACACGACAATGTAGTGTGTGTAATATATTAGGTACTATAAGTACGACTTGCATTACACCCTCAACTACGTCTAAGGTGACTTCAGCGTCAGCACCTAAAGCACCAGCTGCGAACAAGGCTTCAATACCTACTGCAATGTTATTAGGACCACGATTTGAGGATCCTGCCCCTGGACTTGTATAGGTAACTTGCTGTGAAGTCCCAGCTGGATGGGCTGTACTAGACCACTCTACTGTGACTGTGTACTTACTGTCAGCTTGTTCCACCTTTACAAAGAATGCAGACATTATACTCGTTCCTAAGTTAGGGAGTATAGCACCATTGTTTATAGCTTGTGTGTTGTTTGTAATGATAGTTGTATCAGCACTTGTGGCTGTTCTGAAGGCATCCTTAGCTAACACAGGAGATGCAACATCGAAGTATGCATCTGTAGTCGTCTTGCTTGTAGGAGTCTTGACTAATGTCTCATCAGCCCTCTCTAAGTTCCAAATACGAACTGGATCAGTACCACCACCTGTCATATCATCAATACGCATAAAGTAAGGAGTACCATCGGAATCCTCAAAGTATTGTGTGAAGGTGTTTTCTGTTATTCCTGATGATATTTCTTTAATCAAGTCTTGAGATGCACGTTTAGTTAAACCTAATGATACATCTGGAAGCATATTGATAGACTCTTGTACTTGGCTGGGGAGCCTTACAGGGTCTGGCTGTCTTGATACACCACCCAATAGCGGTTCTGCTGGTATCAGTGGCATATTATCTCCTAATAAACTCTACGGACGTATGGTTGTAGTGATGGGCTGTGAAGCATTGACTTCTTAGTCTCTGTGACCTCTACAGCCATGGCTAAGTTACGTGCTTGTTGTTCTTCTATTAAATCAAATTGATGTTTCTTCTCGTTAGCTATAAACCGCTGTTGATACTTGCGGGCTGCTACTTTCTGGAAGTAAGTTCTATGTTGTACGGGCAGCTCATCCCAGTCTAAGAGTATCTTCATCTTGACTGTTATTGAGTTGGTAAACAAGTAGGTTGAGTTACGCATATCATATACAAAGTCACCACGTAGGGCTAACTCATGTTCCTGAAAGCGTGTGCTTATAGATACTACATTCTGAGCTACCTGTATCTTACTTGTGAGGGCATCTGGAATGAGTTCCTTCTCAAGCTCTGTGTTCATATGCCAGAACTGAGTGTCTGCTTGCAGCTCCATGATTACTTCTTGGAGGGTCTCATGGGCTCGTGTAGCGTTCCTAGGGATGTCTACAAGTCCATTCACAGGGTTCTCACCTGCTTGAGCTAAGATCCTATTGAGAGCCTGTAGCTCTGTGATTCTTGCATTTGTCATACTTGGGCCTCATTCTTTGGTTTCTTTGGTGGCATGTTACGTACTGTGTCGTAGCCTTTGATAGCTCCTGCACCTGTTACTGCTGCCATGACGGCTGCTACAATCTCAGGGGGTATTCCTAGGAAACCTAGAGCCTTTGTTATTCCACCTGATACTGCAGGGGAACTATGAGACCGCTTCTGTTCAGCTGTAGCTACTTCCTTAGAGATCTCTTCTGTGTATATCTCTTTAGTTAATAGCTGGATGCCGCTCTCAGTGAGGACCTCTTGGACTTCTGTAGTCTTCGTTATGGTTTCTCTCTCGGACTCTTTAAGTACTTCTGTACGTGACTGCCATATAGTGCAGCCTGAGAAGAACATCAAGAGACCTAGAGATAATGTTATTTTGTTAAGCATGATATTCCTTTCTATAGGGTCTAAGTTGCCTTAGTTAAAGGCCCCTACTGCCGTTAAGCAGCAGGGGATATTTATTATGTATGGTAGATAGTGTAAGCACTTTCGTTACGCAGGATACCAGTACCTTGGAAGGTCTTGGCTGCAATAACAGTACCTTGAACACGAACTTCATAACCATCGGTTTCAGTCGTAATAGGAGTTGCAGTTACTTGCATAGCTGCGTTACGTTCCCAGATTACTGCTGTCAAGTTAGTGAAATCACCGTCATAAACGTTACCGTCTAAAGGATCAGCTGCCACAACACCATTAGGCATGTGGTTAGTCATGAGAACACGGATACCCGCAACCATGATCACTTCACGTACTTTATTGATACCACCGTTAAGACCTTCATTCAAGTCTTGATTGATGACGTCATTCTCTTGTGCTAAGAGGTGGAACACAGTAGGATTAACTACACAGTTCAAGCCATGCAAACTAACGTTGTTAGCTGCGAAAGCTGCACGAGCGGTAAACAGTTCTGCTACGAGAACAGCCATGTCCGTGTCACTATTAGCAACTGCAGTAGTACCACCAGTAGGACCACCAGTTACAGGAGCCGCAGCTACTGAAGCGAGTGCCAATACTTGGATATTACGAGTGTCGATCTGATCAGAGATAGAACGAGCTAACTCAGCTGAATATGGACCACGTTCTTCGTAGTGATTCAAGATGTGTTCAGCTTTATCCATAAAGGTATGTGCTATAATTGGACGGTCATCAACACTGATGTCCACTTTGTTTGTTAAGATCGTATCACCTAAGACTTCAGTACCAGCAACGTGGTAGCCTGCAGTCGTTTGACCAATACGGTCGAACTGTTTCGTCTTAGAGTCAACAATAGTAGACTGACG